TTATATTACTATGAGTAACATATAATGAAGATGATGGTGTTAGACTTCCACTAATTCCACTATTATTCCAGAATGGAAAATAATATCGTGTGCCTTTAATATCAGTATCAACTGAACGGGTAGAATAATCTGAATTGAATGAATGGGATGCCCACGATGCACTTCTCGCAGATGTTGCCATAGCAACGTTGGTTACTGGAGGTATTGTTCCTAATACTGATGCTAAAGACGCATGATACGTTGTCATGGAACTACTATCAACCAGAGGAAGGAAATCCTCGGAGATAATTTGAACTGGAAACTCGTTCAATTCACTAATTTTTATATTTGATATCGACATATTTTATATTCCTTAAACGTAATTAACCGTCCATCCTCTTGATAATAATGTTGTAATTCTTGGATATGTTGATGGTAATAATGCTTGATTCATTCTAATATCTAAATATCCATTAGATAATCCGTTTGTAACGAGGTCTGCACACGTACTATCCAACACTGTTGCTGGCAAATAATTATGTGCAATATCTAAATATGTTACATTCGAAGGTATTGTTGGTATAAATGTTAAAAATGGGTTATCTTTACATCTGAAATATGCCAACGATGATGGTAATGTTGTAGTCCATGCTCCAGAAAGATTTATATTTGTGGAAAATGACATACTCACAAGGCTAGATGGAAAACTTGTAGGAGGAGTTGAAATATATACAGAATCACAATACAATTCTCTTAATCCATATGGAAGCACTGGGATATTTGTCAATGAATTATACGAACAGTCAATATATCCATTTGACATTGTTGATGGGAATTTAGGCAAATTAGTTAATAAGTTATGATTACATACAAACCTAACAATTGATGTTTGACTTAAATCTTCAATTTTATTAATTGTATTATAGGATAATGACATTGTTAGTAAAGATGCAGGAGCACCCCCTATACCATTTAAGTAACCATTATAATTACTACAAGTAATAGTAGTTACATTGGGCAATGTCCATGTTCCGTGAGCACTTCCAGTCATATTATAGAAATCTACTGTTAATATTTTATTGGAACCAGTAACATTAACAATGTTTGCTGCTGTATCTAAAAATGGACCACCATCGGTGGACGTGAACCGAATCAAATTTAAATTATCCGTATAAAAATATAGTGGTCCTCCAGAAGATACATTAAATGAACCTATATTAATATCAACTCCAAATTTTGTTGTTCTGTTAGATACTAATTGAATTTTATTGGAAGATGCCGTAACATATACCATATAATTATCGGAAGAAAGAATATCTTGACCCATAAGACTAAATGGCATATTAATTGTTCCTGATAATGTTGTTGTAGATGGTCCTAGATAAACATAAGCTGGTGTCATATCCAATAAATGATCTACACCTGTAGATCTATTTAATAATCTTAATGATACACTTTCACTTAGTTGGACCGATGATGTAAATGGTATAATAATTGTTCCCATTGCTTCAAACGAAGATGTTACATCATAATTAGAATTTAATGTAACAATATCCAACTGACTACTCGTTCTTGATTGCTGTATAGCTGGAAATACTCCATGTAATGCAATATACGGATTTTGTACAACTACTGATGCCGTATTTGCCATTAAAGCATTATTGGAATTATATGATAGTGATGATATTAATGATTGTGAAGCCCACGATGCACTTGATTGTAAATTAGTTGTTATACCTATTAATGCAACATCAGATACATCAGCATGTGAAGCTGATTTTGCAGATCCTGCTGTTTTGGAATAAGATGATGATATTGTGTAGGATGCTGTTCCATTTGGAGTTATATTGTTATATAATAAATAACTGGATGTTGGTGATATTAATGTATAAGATGATGTTGTGGAATAACTTGCACTTTTCATTGATGATGCAGATATTGCAAAAGAAGCAGTACCGTTGTTTCCACCAGAATATATTAAATATGATGCGGATTTAGAATTATCAGAAAATGCAGATGAATATACTAATTGAACTTCAGATGTTATTGCATATGAAGCTGTTATAGTATAGGAAGAACTTTTAGCATATGATGCGGATAATGCTTCCATTGCATATGATGATGTTACACTATCATGTGCCCAACTACTTGTATTTGAATATGATGTAGATATAGCAAAAGAAGCAGTTCCATTATTCCCACCAGAATATATTAAATATGATGCGGATTTGGTATTTAATGCCCAACTTGAAGTTCCATGAAATGATCCAGATAAAAAATCTCCTCCAGTTAATAGGTATGCCCCAAGATCTTGAATTTGCAATCTTTTTGATTCATGTGATGATACATCCGTAACAGTAAATAAATCCAACATATCTAATTCATTTGCTGTTATCGGAGCTAATTCTGATGTACGCTTATTTGCCATAGTGTTCTATATATAGCAATCATAGAGCCTTTTTTATTTTTTTAATGATAAATTGTACTAAACCACTTCTAACAATATCGTCTTCCGTGAATCTAAAAATGTGTATTCCATTTTCACGACTTTCATCGTCGTCAAAATAACTCATCATTTTTATAAATCCACTTTTACCGTTAATATCACTTTGCTCTGGATCACCAAGAATAAATACTTTTGAGAACTCTCCAATACGTGTAATTAGTGTGAAAAGTTCTTTATATGTCATATTTTGTGCTTCATCGGCTATAATAACTTTAGCATTCCAGTTTAATCCTCTTAAAAATCCAACAGGAACACTTGTTATTCGTTCTTCTTTTGAAAGAATACTAATATCACCTTTAGGAAGCATTTCTGTCAATTTATCCATTAATGGCTGAATATATGGATTCATTTTTTCACTTGCATCTCCTGGTAAATACCCCAATTTTGTATCAGAACTTTCAACTGCACTTCTAATATAAATAAGATCACTTACCTTTTTTTCATTAATCATTATTAATGATTGAAGTACTGCTAGGAATGTTTTACTTGTACCCGCTGGACCAGATACAAAAATAATTTTTGTTGATTTATCGGAGGCAAGATATAAAAATTGTTTTTGCCTCTCGGTTAATTCTCGTTTATATATTTTAAGTGTTGTGCCTAGTTTGGGACGTTGAGGAATAACTGGACTATGATCTAATTTAATTTCATTTGGAGGTACTACTAGTTCCGTTTGGATCATCTGTATTTTCTTTTTTTTCATTTATTTTCCTTTTGAGGATTTCTCTCAACTGCTCAATTCTCGGACATAAATCTAATATTTTGTTTTGAACATAATATTGATTTATATGAGAAAGATTAACGTCAAATTCCCGATCATTTATGGTTACTACAAATGGTGAATTTTTAAATTGAAATACTTCAACAATTGATAATTTATTTTCAATTGCAAACTTAATAGAAGAAACAATATGCTCCATCATATCAACTCTAAACTTGTTGATAAATTCCCGCATCTCGTTATTTGGTGAAGGCAGAATATAACTTTCATTCTCCTTTAAAGATTTAGGTGTATTCTTTCTAACCATATTCATAAATATCAATGAATAATAGTATAGTTGGAAATAAAAACTATAAAAATTAAATAAGTATATATAATATTGTTATATAAAGTAAAGGGCATCAATACGATGCCCTTTTAATATTTATATGATCTCAATTACCAAATACGATGTTTTTTAGATTCATATGGAACTATTTCTACTGGTTCACCATATGAATGTTTGTTAGAAACCATTGTCCAGAATTCTTTTTCTACAACTGCATATGGATCATCGATTGTTTCATATTCTTTGTCGGAGACTCTGAATCCATCTCTAACGACCACGTACGTTGATGGGGTTTCCTCAATAATTTTTCCGTCATTCGCCAGTTGAGGTACTGGTGCGGCCATATTTTCGTTTAACTTTTTTCTTCCCATATTGGGTTAGTTTTTTATTTATAAATTTGGAAATCCGTAAAGCATCTTTAATTGATACTATGGTGTGATCTGCCCACGGATTTCCAGTTTTCATTACATTTTCACACCATCTAATTCGTTCTGATTTTGAAAATATATTTTTTCCAGAATGGTTATTCCAAATTGTAACATTAAATTCACCATACTCATCATCAAACATTAATTCTAAAATGTTACAATCTCCACATTTGCATTTAATAAATATTGATTTATTTATTGGAAGTATCATACTTGGTTTTTGTTGATATAACCAAAGTTATCCATAATGTGGCGAACCATGTACTTAAATTAATAGGAATAGTTAATCCAAATAAAATATTTAATGCCCAAATTGTAATCAATGGTGCATATATTATTGCCAAAATTGCTATAACTATTATTCCTAATATTTGTGTTCCGTTCATATATTTAATTTATCGTATGAGTTTATAATATCAAAAAATGAACTTAATGTCAAGTGTGGTTTGAAATTATTTAGAGAAAAATAATTTTTATAAAATGGCGGTAGGCTGAGATCACGCTTCCCACACCCTTTCAGGTGCGATCCGATTTCGAGTCGGTCCCGAGGCTTCCACGGTTAACCTACCTTATTAATATGATAACGTCTAAAATACAATTTAATGTCCCAAACAAAACGATAAGTTTCTCTGGTAATGTTAAATTATCATATAACTTTTTCATAAATTGGTATTCACAAATACAAAATTATTGGAACAATATTGATTTATTATCTATATATTTTATACCCGTTATGTTCTAATACATCTTTACACAATTGAATAAACTCATCCAATGACATATCACTTTTGGCCATATTAGCATTTTTACATGTCAATCCCAAATTATTCAATGAATTATCCCCACCTTTACTGATAGGAATTATATGATCGCATTGATATGTCTTAGGTAAGGTCAAATCAATATTTCTCCCAGTTAAATAACATACAGAAGACATAGTCAGTTTATTGAAAAACTCTTTGGAAGAAAATGTTGATGGAACTCTTTTTCGAGAAGACTCTCCACGTTTTTTACCTATCGAACAGAAATTGTCTTTTTTTCTTTTTAGAATTCCTAACAATGTGCTTCTACTAGAACGAGTTCTACTTATGGTCTTTTCTTTTTGTCCTTCACCACAATAATATGAAATTATTCCCAACGAACAACCAAGTTCTTGCTGTATTTTTCTATATGAGTTTCCTTCGTTATGTAATTGTATGATTTTTTCTTTCATATAAATACATATTGTGTTCAAATGTAAAAGAACAAAAATAATTTGAAGCTGGCGGAAGGCACAGAGCACGATTCTGATGCACAGTTAAGGCACGTATAGATTTCCAATCTATCCTGATACCCCGATCAGTTTACCTTCCAAAATACCCACCTCATTGACGATTTAAAATGGCTGAGGATGTCGGTAACGCTCCAACTTCTTCCGATTCAGAGTCGGTAGTAATGCTTCTATACTAATCCCCAATACCTGTAATTTTTAAAAATGGTGGAGAATGGGAGGGTTGAACTCCTTTTTTTAACTTGCGTGCAAAGCAAGTGCAACACCCGTGTTGCCACATTCCCCATATATGCAATGTCATTCTTGGGTTCAACTATCGTGGCGGCTGCACCCTTTCGGGTCGTTTCCGTTTTATCCACTGTCGGGATTGCCCACACCTAGCCAAGAAATACGGCAATTCTCTGCATTGCAAATTAAAACTAGATACTAATTTACACAGTTTATTCTGGGAACTTTTTATGAGGTTCTCATCTCGATTAGGGTTTTCACCCTAGATATTTTTGTTGCTGCACGTATCTACATTGGTAGCAGAGAGAGGAATTGAACCTCACATAGCACAATTAAGTGCGGTGGTTATGAGCCACCTTAGCATCCCATGGCTTGTCCCTGCAAATTATAAAATTGGTTGCGGAGTCCAAAAGTCGCATTTGGTATCACTTGCTTATGAGACAAGTATGGTTTATATATCTGTTCCACTCACCCGCAATAAAATCAAAGATCATTTACTTATCTATCTATAACTATACTCGAAAATTTCAAAAGTGTCAACATTTTCTTGGTTGCGGAGTATTATTTTTGATTTTTCATTTTCAAGTATGATATTTATTCATATGAAAATGCTTATTTCCGAAACTGAATTAAATAATTCCAAATATAATATTAATATTAAAATTCCGTTTGAATGTAAAATATGTAAAAAAACATTTTATATAATTAAAAAATATGTTAATTACATAAAAAAACATCCATCATACCGCCCAATTGATTATTGTTCAATAAAGTGTAGTGGAGTATCCAGTCAAATTAATACCACATATTATTGTAAACAATGTAATAATTCATTTATAAGAACTCCTAGTCAAAACACTAAATCAAAACATTTATTTTGTAATAATTCTTGTGCCGCAAAATATAATAACACTCATAAAACTAAAGGAACTCGTCGTTCTAAATTGGAAGTATGGTTAGAAACCAAACTTACCGAAAAATATCCAAACCTTCCTATTGAATACAATAAAACAACTGCTATAAACTCCGAGTTAGATATTTATATTCCTTCTCTCAAACTTGCCTTTGAATTAAATGGTATTTTTCATTATGAACCCATATATGGAGATGAAAAACTTTATAAGACTCAGACAAATGATACTCATAAATTTTCTACTTGTTTAAAAAATTCCATTGGATTATGTGTAATAGATACCCATAATGTAAAATATCTTAAAAAAGAAAGAGATAAAAAATTTTTAGATATTATTACAAATATTATAGATGAAAAAGTCAAATAGTTTTTTCAACTTTTTTTAATTAACTGTGGATTATTTTCAAGTATGGTTGAAATCATATTTACAATTTCAAATGGACCGAAGTTACTTTTCCAATCTAAATCATTGCTAATACGATTTACTTCAACCATATATAATTTATAAAGGTTTTCACGATCTATTTCAATTTCCGATATCATAATTATAATAGTTTGGATGGTTTATTTGCACAGTCCCAACCATTTAAACAAGGGTTTCCATCCGCCATTTCTATATAAACTCTTCTAAAACATTTAGACGTGGTATCATAAAATAACATACGTCCTTGTCCTAAATCTCCAAGATATTCACATTCACTTACAAGGTCTCCACTCCAAACATCTTTAGTCTTGTCACCCAGTTTAAATTCAAACTTTTTCATAATTTTTATCTGAAACAATATATTTATTATATTCTTCTTTGGAAAATTTTTCAATTCCTCTTAAAGCACTGGAACTAATATGTCTGTATTGAGGGTCATAATAGAATGCTACCACTTTTATTTCAGGATACATTCCTTTTAAAAAACCTATCATATTTTGCTCATACTCAAGGTCTGCACCATTACGTAGCCCACGAACAAGAGTCACATTATATGTTACTTCTAATAATTTAACATAATCTGATAACAATGTATCATAATAAGATACATCCGCTCCAATACTATAAATGTGTTGTGTTGGGAGTGGGTATGAATCGGGCATAGCAACTTTTTCTGGATTAACACCTCGAGCAACCCATACTTCATTAAATACTTGTAATGCCTGTTTAACTATATCTAAATGCCCAACATGAAATGGTGCAAAGCTTCCAGCATAAAGACCTAATGTTTTTTTGTTTATAGTCATAAATTCCATTTTAAATTTTGTAATACTTCAAACGGAGTTTTTCCATTTCCTGTAACTGCGGAAGTAAAATTATCCAATGGTTCTTCAAAATCTTTTACCCAGTAACTTTCTCTTCCACGAACATCGGACGTTGTCACATAAATCTCTTTAACATCTTTTCGAGATTTTTTAAATTCTTCTCTAACTTCCCGATATGGATTTACTGTTGATATAATAATATTAAATCCTTGATCTGCAATATATGCCACCATTTTTTGTAGAATTCTAGTTTGTTCAATTCTATATTCTTTGGTAAAATTTTCTTTATCTTTATATGATGTTGAAAATATTTTTCGTAAATCATCACCATCTAAATGAATAACTCTAGATCCGCCATCATAAAAATATTTTTGATGTAACTTTGCTAACGTGGTTTTACCACATCCAGGTTGTCCAATATACCAGTAAATCATATTTTAATCCAATTTATTAAATTGAAACCTTCCAGGGTTATATTCATTCAAATTCTCAGTTTCATCCAATATTAATGTATGGGGAATACCAACCACTTTATATGGGTATGTTGGTCCAAACATATTTTCAAATTCTATATACCAAATATCAATTATATTTGTCATTCCTTTTCCAACAATTTTACCACTCCTTATTTCTGGCGGTAATCCAAAACCATTCATATCAATTTTGACAATGTCTCCGTCATCGAATGTTGGTTTGTTTTCCAATGTAAATTTTTTCATATGACCAAAGTATAGCAGATATAAGGAATATGTCAAATACGAAAAAACCCGCCGTAGCGGGTTTGTGTTTTACAATTTATTTATTAAAGATGTGGGACTTGAAAATTTCCAATATGATTTAATGGAAGAACTCCAAATACAGTTAATAACCACATTATTACGATTATTAATACTACCACGTTGATAATTTTTTTTATTGTTCCATCCATTGGAACATAAACATTGATCAACCATAACAAAACTCCTATGATTCCCCAATGTAATAATTAAAGCAATTACAGACATATTATTCCTTTATATATGAAAAATGCCAATCCAACGATTGGCATTTTCGTTATTAATACCAATTATCAGGTTATACTGCTGGGGAATAGGTAACGACTACGCTACCACTTATCGAACCAGAAAATACATTACCTGCTGTATCGCTAAAAGTTCCGTCATAAGAACCTGAATACGATCCACTATAAGAGTTACCTTCTGGTAATCCTTCGAATGTTCCAACTACATTTCCATTAATAGTATTGTTTGTAAATGCTACAACTGCATTATCAATTGCTGAAACTGTTGTTCCAGTAAATGTTCCAGTAACAGATCCACTTACGGATTGTGATCCACTTGGGACTGATCCACTTGGGACTGATCCAGAGCTATTACTTAATGCATCTAATGCTTCAAGTTTAACAGCTATTTCTTCGGCTCTGACTTCAATAGCATCAAGAATTGCTTGATCTTCAGGACTGTTAGAACCGCTGTTGGAACCACTTGCATTTAACAACGTTTGAACTGTGTTCTGTAAATTTGTTACAGAAACATCCATACGGTCAATAAATGCATTTTGTTTCTTTCCGAATTCACTAATTTTACTCATAATTTCCTCTTTCATTTTTTTTAAGTCGTGTTTAGTTGCGAATTCATGGGACTTAATACATGTATATCCGTTTTTATGAGCTTCTCCAAGTTCTTTCAATTCATGAAGAATTCTATTTAACATATTGATAATATTATCATTAGAATGTTCTGAATGGATATTTTCAGAAATTCCTTTGATAGACACATCAATACGGTTTTCCAACGCATTATGTGATTTAGAAAATTCATTTATTATACTCATGTATATAAATATAATAAATAAACTTATTCTATATGGGGGTGTTCTACCCATGGGTCATCTTGACACATAGAAATTGGTGGAGCACTCGGGTACCGCCCCCGACTGATTAGACATTGCGAATGTCTCAAACACGCTATGCATTTCCGTGCCCCATATTTGCCGCAGCTATAGCCGCTATTCTGTTCTATCTCTACATTTTTCTCATACTCATGACAAGTATGCCCATGACAGGTGCCTCAACCCGGGTTTTACATTAGAGAGCACTATCCTTTTCCCTGTTTGAGTTGCTCCTAGTTTGTGGTATTAGCGAACATCAGCACTTTATAGACTCGGCTCGGACTCCGATGTTCTCCCAATCACCTGCTCTGGAGTAGCGAACTTCCTCTAGCCTTTCGGCCAGCGTAGAGTCGCTTACGGCAAAATTATTTTGATAACCATTGTTCGATAGAATCAGTTCCTCTATATGGAATACCATTCATTTTAAAATCCCATACTCTACCGCTCGTAACATATGAATTATTAATATCTTGTTGAGACATAGGTTTATAAAATCCAACATCTATTAAAATAAGTTTACATATTCTTTCTAACCCAGTATCTTGATTATCTTCTGCAAAATCCATCGCATCAAAGAAAGCATTAGCAATATCATATGGAGCATCGCCTTCTTCAGGTTCATCCCTATCAACTTCCATATAGTGTTGTAACTCCAATTTCAATTTAGATGGAATTTTTTTAGTTGTAATTCTGGATATTAATAATTCTCTATTCGACATATATAAATTATTCTGGATTATTCTTTTTAAACTTCTTAACTTCTTCAATCAAACCTTCTCTATCGTCACGATATTTTAATATCATAAACATCATTGGTGCTCTATCAGTATCTTCTGCCATCTCCATAACAAACGCTTTAATGTCGTCATTTGATGGTTTCCAATCGAATTCTTCACAAATTGATTGAACATTCTTTCCAAGTGGAGTAATTTTAAATTCGGTTTGAATAAGTCCAAGTTCTGTTAAATTAGTTAAATATCCTATAATAACCATTGCAGATACATGTGAAGGATCTAAATCAATCCCGAATGATTTCATTCTGTCAATAATTGCATTAAATTTTTCGTCGTTTGTCATATGTTTACTGAATAATACAGATTTTAAAAAATAAGTCAAATTAAAAAGTTTCATCTTCGTTAAATAATGTTTCGTCTGAAGATATTGCCACGGATGTATCTAAATATTGAATTTGAGACAATCGTGTTTTTCCATTTTCACAATATTTTTTATCTATTTCTATTGAAATTGAATTTCTCCCTAATTGTTTACATGCTGATGCGGTAGAAAAACTTCCACCAAATGGATCTAATATTGTATCTCCCAAATTGGATGATGCTTTAATAAATATAGATAATAATGAAATTGGTATTTGACAAGGATGATCTATTTTTTCTTTACTAACATTTTTTACAATATTAAATTGAAATACATCATATGGGGTTTTACCTTTACTTCCATTTTTAATGCGTTCTTTTATTCTAATATCAGTTAAATTTCTATAAGGTTCTGCAATATCATTCCGATTGAATGTATTTGATTTTTCTCCTTTTATATAAAACAAAATAGAATGTTGACTTCTTGTATAATTGGTTGGAGACATACCCGTATTTGTAGGATAATGCCACGTTAACCAACGTTTGAATGTTAAATGTTCATCTAAAAATGGCATTAAGTATGCATTATTTTCTGGATAATTTATTAAATATAATGATGCTCCTGGTTTCATTACTCTTATACATTTAAGAATCCACGCTTGGCACCACGATAAATAATCTTTATGTTTTATATTATCTTTATACGAATTGTATTTTTTTCTGATATTAAACGGTGGATCTGTTAACACCATATCTACACTATCTGATTGAATCTTATCTAATTCAATAATACAATCTCCATTTATAATTTTATGTTCCATTTGTTATAATTTTAAAAATAATTCCAATCAGCACTTCTTTTGAATGGAATAAACTCGGCATCATAATTACCATTATTGATTTTTTTCATTATGGCATTGTTTTTTGCATTATACATCTTGTTCTCTTTTCGACGAAATCCAGATGTTGCGTGAAATATTCCTTTGTGGCATCCACTATCCATATAACGAGCTTGTTTGTTAATCCAATCAAATTTATCTCTAATTTGATTTTCATAACTCCATGGTTCAGAATAATCTCCGCAGAAATATGGCATATGTGTTTCATAAGGATGTGATTTAGAACGAACACGGTTCCAATATTTATTACGAAACGATTGATTACGTTGGTATCTGTTTTTATTTCTCATAAGTTTTAGGGTTATTTAACCTAAAACTCATAATTCCTATTAATATAAATTTTCATATGTTTAAATATCATTTGATAATTGGTGGAAAAACAATTTTATCGTTTTTTACTTTTTCGTTCAGAGCATCTACCATCCAACAAATCCACTTTTGATCTGGAGTGCAACCATCTGGTCCATACGTAGAGGTAAATAAATTCCACGGATGAAGTTCATTCTGCATGAATATAAATTCCTTTGGATTATCTTTACTCAACTTATCAAAATCTTCTTCAGAATACATATATTGTCGTCTGAAAAGAGTAAATTCATTATTCTTATTCCCTCGTTCAAATTCTACATAAAACGGGGTTGTATCATTTTCAGGATAGTATTTCATTTTTTATTAACTAATACTTTTTCTCGACTAAATAATAAATCTTGTCTTAATTCAAATGCCATTAAACTTGCTTTTGTTAATGCAGCAGATGCATCACATTTTTCAATTTGCCAAGATAAATCAAGTGCTTTTTTTGCTGCTTCATCAACAACCGTTTGAAGCCTGATTTCATTCTCAGTTTTTGCCGTGGCAACCTGAGATAACTCAAGATAAAGTTTATTTATAGTTTCTAATCCCATAATATTATATATCTCTTGGATAATCTGGATCAGATGTTTCGGGAACTGGAATTGGATCTCCACCATCAGTTTCCATAAAAATTTCTGTTTCAGGATACTCTTCTCCCTCAATTGAGTTATTATTTGACCCCGCAATTTTATCTTCCGCTGCTTTCTTAATATCTGGTGGAAGATTGTCTCCTACAGCTTGAAGCACATCTTTAGCAAAATTAACATCTTCTTTTACTCGTTTAGCAATAATCTCTTGCACCAGTTTAATACGTTGATTATGTGTTTCTTCTGCCATCCATACTTTTTTAGGTTGGAGATTGCGCTGCATTTTTCGTAAATTTCCCATAATTGTATTCTTTTAATTTTTTCTGTTTCTCTTCCTCATTCATGTAATCTATTCTTGTACCATCTTCCATGATTAAGGTTGAATAACTTGCCAATAGTATAGCCATTTTTTGATTTTTGTCAATGGCATTTTTATCAAGCAATCCCGACTTTTCCCACTTCTCTACTAAAGCACGAGTTTCTTCTGATAGATTTTTTTCATTCATATTAATAAAACATAATACCACATTTTAGAATATAGTCAACTAAAAATGGTGAATAAGAATGGTACCGCCCCATTGTTTTTACATTGTCACTGTAATGTACTACTTTTATACTACTTACTCATATCCCATGATTAAATCCGGCTCACAGGAATTGAAGCCTTATCACACGCCATAAGGCGGTGAGGAGCGACATTTAGGTAACGTCTCCAAACCTCACAAAAGAAGGGATAAATCCTACTTCTTTTATAATCCGTTTCTGAGCCTGTTCCATTGTTGCTTTGAATACCCATTTAGGATACTCTTTACAATAATTAGATAATTCATCAGGCATCAGTAAATATCCTAAATCATTTGCCCACAATTTTATTTGTAAATTAACAGATTTTTTACCTTCCATAACTCTTTTAACTAAATCCCATTCTTTTGTTGGAACGAACATTCCATTTTCTAAACAAACAAAACTGTATTTTCCATCTTCACCTTCGGGGTCATATATTGGTATTTCATGATTCCCACATTGTAACATTCTTGGAAAATTTATATATAAATTCCAGTTCTCCAAAAATGTTTCCCTAATTACTGATCTGCGTTTGGCATTGACATAGCATCCTCCGTTAATTTATCTTTTTTTAATAATCTATCTAACTCTTTTTGAGCCGATTTTGAAAGTATCATTCCATTTTGTTTTAGTTGTAATAATGCTTCTTTTCTAGAACTTAATGGATTATTCAGTCTTCCTTCCAAAGTTGGCCATTTAGATTTCATATATTAACTAAAATTAAAGTGAAATTTATAATAAAATTCGAACATTGCATTCTCTTTAATTGCATAATCCATTTGTTTACTATCATTAAAAAATCGTGATAATAATTTCCGTGCAGGAGCAGAATCTGCCTTCATTATAGAAAGTCCAATTTTACAAAACTCACGTTGTTCTTTGGTTTTATACTCAAACTTTTTAAAATGTTTACTTACTGCTTCTTTAATAGATTTAGCATAACAAAACATTATTTCATATGTCTGACCTTCACCCGTGGCACCATATTCAAAACACGTAATATATTGTTCTGTAGTATAAGGAACAGTCTTCATAACTTATTTGTGGTGTTTTTTACGTTTACGTTTTGTTTCCATTTGTTCATGTAAATGTTTCATGAAACAATTATGGTTTTTAAACATACCAATAATTGTTCCGCAATGAGGACATATATCAACATCATCTAATGCAATGTTTTCATTCTTATTTTCATTCATAACTTTGCTAAATCTCTTCTACCTTCATACAGTGGGGATTTAAAAATTGCTAATCCAACTTGCATTAATTGTATTTCGTTCGTCCTTAAATTTTTAGCATTAACCATCCAAGAAAATATTTTTCCATTTTCACTAACTGGTTCTATAACATCCACAACTTCAAATACATACCATTGTGAATCACCATTTGTACCATTAACATGTAAATCTCCAATTGTGGGTTTAAGTGCTTTGCGTTTATGTTTTTTGTTTTTCTTTTTACTCATAACATATAACTTTATTTAAATTGGCGGAAACGGCTGGATTCGAACCAGCGGTGGTTTTAACGCCACGTCTCTTTAGCAAAGAGATACAATAAACCAAACTCTGCCACGTTTCCATAATTTCATATTGAAATAATAAGTCACATTCAAAGTTTGGCACAGTTCTTTGCCTGTAGATTGAACCACTCGGCTCATGCTCACATTAGAATGATTTGTTTAAGATGGTACGCCAAACAGGACTCGAACCTGTGGGAATCTCCGTGTAAGAGAGACGCAGTAGCCACTGTGCCATTGGCGCATAAATTTAATGTGCCGCATTGCAGATATTAACCTGCCCTAGAGTTCGACTTACTACTCTGTCTAACGTGTACTGACCTTTCGGCTCTTCCTCGGTCACTGTGCGGCACGTTTATAAAATTGGCGGTAGGCTGAGTAGTCGAAACCCACACCCTTTCGGGTGCGATCCGATTTCAAGTCGGTCCTGGCACGCCTGTCCAGTTAACCTACCGTTCTATCTGTGTATAAATATAATCTAAAATTCAAATGATGTCAACTTATTCCATTAATTCTTTTGCACATTTTTGACATAACATTTTATTTCCAATATTTTCAAAACAACCTAACCCTATCATTTCATTTAACTCAAATTTATGATTACATTTAATACATGTATCTGCTTTATATTTCATTCTGCTCCGAATATTAATGAATTGTTTATCATATACCGAAAACTCTTGGTGAATCCAGATAGGGGTATATGTTTTTGTTGTAACCGTTTGAAATGATTTCATTTAGAATCCCATTCTAAAACATTATTTTTTATATATTTTTGAAAACAATCGGGTGAACAGAAAAAATATTCTTGTTTAACTGTATTAGTTTGATAACATTCTTTACACCAAGAATGTTTCATAAATATTACATTAACACTTATTTCATCCATTGGAATATGTTCCTTCCCACAATTTTTACATCCTATTATTTCCATCATAATTTTATTTAAATTGGTGGGCTAGGTGGGATTTGAACCCACATTTTCAGTTCCAATTATGCACTTACTCTTTAGGAAAGAGTGCCATTACACGCCCATTGTTTATTCTATATCAAATTTACTCAATGCTTTCTTTGATATTTTATCATAAATACCAATCATAGAGTAATAAACCATATTGAAAAAGTCTCCTGTTAAATTCCATATCATTGACCATGGCCAAAACATTATCCACGCAATAATTTGATCTTTGTGATGATAAACAGTAACGTCACTTATTAAATATTCTTTTTGATCTGTAGTAAATGTTGATTTTCTTCCATGATCTTCTTTATATTCCGATACTCTTTTACAAACCCAATTATACCATCTATATGTGGACCATATCATTCCAACCACAATATAAACACTTATTCCGATAACAAATGCTTGCCACGAAATTAATGAAAGATATTTCCAATATGCAATTCCTAAAATAATAGAAATTATAGTGGGAGCAACATAATTATCATTTTCTACAGTGGCAGTGATTATTACACTCGCAACTAAACAGGTAATCCAGAACCAAACGGTTCCTACAACAAATATTGTACTTAAGGTTTCAATCATATGTAACTATTATACTTTGTTTTATTAGAATGTCAAACTTAAAATGGTGGTCCGACTGGGAATTGAACCCAGAACTATGCATTAGAAGTGCGTTATGATATCCATTTTCACCATCAGACCATTAAATTTTATAGAATTATCCCGAGTGGAGAGGATAATTCGAACAAGTTGTGATTGCCTCACATTTATATATTCCACTATTCATCCTGCCCTTATGAACTGACTCAGGACGTTAAATTATTTTGTTATTGGAAGATATGATGTAATCTTCCACGATGGTTGCCAATTAACAGTTCCATCTGGATTACCGTGGATACCATCAAAGATTTTATCACCATCTACAACTATCCAATGCCATCCACTTTTACGTTTTGGATCTTTTAATTGTCCAATTCCTAATAATGGATTTGGTATTCTTCGACATTTGTTTGGACATTTAAATCCAAATTTTCTTAATCCATTAGCTAGTTGTTTGGTTGTAGTAGAACCTTTTTTTCCAATTGCTTTAACAGCTTCTTCCAATGATACTTCTGCAATTACGGCAACTGCAATGGGTCCACAATTATGTTTTTTTGGTAACTGTTTTATCCAAGTTCTCATTATAAATTATTTTAATATATCTATAGAATGTTAAAATGGTAGTCTTTTGCGATGGTTACGATCTGACCGTATATTTTCGGAAGCAAGTTGTTCCGATGAAACTTTAACAACCAATCTTGCTTTTTTAAGCTTGTCTTTTGTTTTTGTAATTTCTTCGGGAGTTGCCCGAGATAAAAAGTGTTTACTATTTAATCTCTTTTCCAGAAATTCAATATACTCTTTTGTTTGTTTAATTTGTATATTTCTATTCATATTAAAATCCTGACATTTCCCAAGCATTAATTAATCCATCCATTGCTTGTTGACGTTCTAATCTTTCTTCATCGGTTTCGTCATCTTCATCAAAACATATACAACTACCGATTGGTAAATAACAATATTGACATATATCTTCCATAAATTTTAAATTGGTGGCACCTGCGGTGGTTGCAACCGCACTGTCCACCTTCTAAGGGTGGTGACTCCTGCTCTTGGTCTAAGGTGCCATTATTTCCCCCAATGTCCTGCTATAATCGACGATTTTCCTTTTGATCCATTATATCCTTCTGTTTGTGTATGACAGTTTGGGCAAATAAATTGTAAATTCTCGGCACGGTCATCTAACCAATTTTTGTTTTTATGGTCAACTTGAAATCGTAATTCTTTGCCATTCCACATTGGATTAAGACCACAAGTTTCACATACATATTTTCGACCACTTTCAATTAGAGACCTTCTCAAATAAGTTGCGTGTTGCCGTGTTCCTATGGATCGTAACACGAGAATATCTTTCCATCCTCGCTTTTGATTAGGATGATTTCTTCCTCTTGCAATAGACTTTCCAACAAAATGTGTGGTGTCAATTTCGTATTCTTTTAGTTTTCTAGAAATATGAGAATGAGTTCCTCCCGATTCTCGAAGTCCAAGTCTTCGTATTATATCAACAATACATTCACTTTTTCTTGTAAGTGGTTCTAGTATCTCTTTGGTATATTTCATATTAATATATAATTAAATTTCTTTTTTTGTTATCATATATTTGTAACTATACCATATTTTAGGTTTTTGTCAAATCTAAAAGGAAATTAAAGAGGATTTCACATTGTTCTACATAGTTGCTGTACTGCCGTTATACTACTCGCCCGTTTGGTGGGCAAGAACGGATTTGAACCATTACTTTCTTCTATGCATCTATCTCTATTCAAAGGATTTCACAATAGACCGTCGCCTAATGTTCCATTTCATTGTCTCAACGGAGCTTGCATCCGTTCCTTCCTCCTTGAATCGGAGGACGCTCTACTCATAAGCTATAAGACGAAATGTCTATCTCTGATATTATTCATATAAATTATTATTGATATCAAATAAAAATTTATTAGAATAAAAATTGGTGAGCGTGAAAGGAATTGCACCTTCAAGGCTTCTACGTTCTTAGCGTAGCGACTCTGCTATTCGTCCTTAACCACACGCTCATAAATTGGTGGGGACAGTTGGATTTAAACCAACGATGCGGCTCTTGATTTCAACGTGTCTTCCTGTGGTCTTAGTCCGGCTTATCTCCACGGTGTAGTCGCTTACTAAAGGAACCTTCTCCTACCTCCCGATAGGCGGCTTTCGTCACTCTTGCCTACATCCCCATAAAACTAGATACGTTTTTTGCCACCTTTCGGTTTCCCTAGCTTTACTGTCTTGCTTACCTCCCCATTTGGTGGGGAGGGGTGGAGTTGCACCACCGAACTGGGATTTAATATGCATTTTTCTTGCTGTCCGTATCTTAAAGCTGGTGTAGGTACCGGAACTTGCAGCCGGTTATTTAGCTTGAAGGGCTAATGATTTACTTCATAATCTATACCTACATAAATCTAGATACGTTTTTTTCTTCCCTTGCGGGACCGCTGTGCTACTATTACACCACTAGTTGGATTTGCACCAAGCTCACGGTTTGACATAAGAGTTTTTCTTGCTGTACGTATCTTAAATAATTTGCGCCACTCCCATACACTATCGGATCTATCTGATTTCTCTTCAATTAAGCCTGAGCGATATCAAGCAAGGCGACTTAGATTTTAAAAAAATGTTTTTATATCATGACAATTTGGACAAATCCATTCTAAATTTTCAGGAATATTGTTTGATCTAATTCCGTCTTTATGATTAATTTGTAATCGTAAAGGTTTTCCTCTCCATTCTCCTATATTTTTACATTCTACACAATGAATAGGAATATTATTTTCTATACAATAATCTTTATATGATCTACGAAATATTTTACTATCTTCTCTAATTAAATTAGTTTTTGATATTAATATTTCTTTCCATGATTTTCGTTTACATAATCCAATTTGGCGAGGACCAGCACATGCTGCTTTCCCTAAAAAATGTGATGTATCAATATTTAAAGATTTAACTCTTCCCTGGAAACATTGATAACTTGCTCCTCGTGGATTTTTTCCACATTTTCTCATTGCTTCACTCCAAGAGATGGATTGTTTTATTACATCTCGTAATTCTTGTTCATTAATTCTTCGTATATCCATAATAATATATATCACAGATATAGTTGAAGCGTTTATTTATGCGCTTCAACTATAAATTGGTCCCTGTTGTCCATACTGCCTGGACCTCCCTCCGGCTTCAACGGAGTGCTTTCACTAGATTAGCTTAACAGGGATTAATAATAAATTAGGACTTACACCTATATCACTATCAACTGTAACTATACTATACGATATTTCGTTTAAACTGTCAAATTTATTTCACAAATAAATTGGTAGCGGAAGTAGGATTCACACCTACACTATATCCTCGATGACTCAAGGTGACTCTAAGAATTGGTCTATCCCGCAAATTTTACTATTATAAACTGGTGGATAATATGGGAATTGAACCCACACGAGCTGGTCTGTTTATTACTAGCATTAACTAGATAACATATATAATATGTTGGACCAACTTTCACTATACCAACTTACCCACATTAAATTGGTAGGCACGGTAGGAGTCGAACCTACAACTATTCGCTTCGAAGGCGATTACTCATCCATTTGAGTTTCGTACCCATTTTCGTTTATAAGTTCGTATTCTATGGCAATTAGAACACACAACTTCACATTTTTCTATTTCATTTAAAACTTGAGTTTTACCACGGCAAAATGATGCTCCACCAAGATTAAAACATTTTTCATCTATATGATCAAAATCCATAACATAATATGGATATGTAATTTTACAATCGGCACATGGAACTGATTTTTTCTTTTGTAATAATGTTTGAAGTTCTATTCGCCGTTTTTTAGTTTTATTTATATAATATTCCGACCTTCTAGCATATGCATCATTTGTAAGTTTTCTAGTACATTTTTTACAATATAACGACAATCCATCAATACGGGACAGTTTTTTATTAAATTCGGATTCTATTTTCAATTCTTTACATTTAGTACATTTTCTCATATACTAATAAATAGAGTCTTCGAATACAAAACAATGTTCGAAGACTAATATGATAGTCCAATTTCACCACGAAAGCATTGAAAAATTTAAAGTCTCATAGATACCCAATCCGTATCAACTTGGTTATGAGATACTTCTGTCTGATTTTGAGGTTCAAAATAATATATTATTAATTTATTATTATCATCTCGGGCAACAAAAAAATTAATTGAATGCCATGAATAAAATGTTTGAATATAATCAACAATTCCAATTGCCAACGATGAATGTCTTGGACCTTCACCTTTAAGATGTAACATATATCCAGCAACTTCCCCATATGCCGAGAAATTAATACATGTATTATCATTATCAATATATTTATCTACATTATTTTTAAAAAGAAATGATTGTAATTCTGGTCCATATACTTTATTAACCCACTTAACCGTTGGAATACAATAAACTGCTGCATTTACTATTGGACCGTGTGTCATATTAACATGATTAGAATATACTAAAAAATTAGAAACTTCATCTTTAGTCATTGTTGTCCAATCATAATTGCTATTCGATTTAGAACAAGCGGTAAACAATAGTCCAATAGATATTAGACAAACAAATAGATATGATAAATATTTCTTCATACCTATAAATATCATTGATAAATATATTAAATATGGTCCCCCATGTAGGTATTGCACCTACCCAACCCGAAGGCATCCGATTTACAGTCGGCAGTGCGTCTTTAGCAATATAATGAGGGATTATAAAATATTCGCATAGATAAAATTAAACTTGGTAGTCCTATCGGAACTTGCATCCGATTATTTAGATTGAGAATCTAATGATTTACTACATAATCTATAGGACCATGAAAACAATTGTTATGGCGTGCTGTTACGCTAAAGATCAGATCAATGTTTATATTAACCTGCCACTTCTTATTCGGTAGCCCTCATTCGACTTTACGAATTGCTCCATATCTTATTCCCTTCCGCAAAGGCTCTTGGATTTTATTTTACTAAAATATAGAAATCCCGTGATCGGAATTCGGGGTCATCCATGTGGTTAATTCCACCTGGGTATATGAGAGAAGGACGAATCATTCATTAAAGATGGCTGCTTCTAAGCCTACTTCCATAACAGTGTCATAAATAATTAGAATTTACTAATTATTAACACGTTTAAAAATATTACTATTTCTAAACAAAATTATTAAATATCTTTACGTTCAATATCACTCATTCCAATAATTACTGGTTTTATTTCTCCCAATAACTGAACAACTAATTGAAGTTTTCTCATTGCATCATCTGTATTTGGTAACGGTCCATGAATTTTTGATGAATACATTCCTTTAAAATCTTTAACTTCATCCATTACCGCCTCCAACGATGATACCATAGATATCCACGGTTTTCCAACCATTGTTGAGGATGATATATTATCTTGATACTGTTCAAGATTAGTTAAAGATTCTTCAATAAGAACTTTACTAACATTCTTCTTAATTAATGATTGTATTTCACGTTTATTCATACCAATAAATATAGTATCAATATTCTAAAAATGGTACTTCTGAGAGGAATCGCACCCCCATATTTCGGACATCAACCGAACATTCTACTATTAAATTACAGAAGCATACTTTTTCTCCACTTATTTATAGCACCGTTTGAAACTCCATATTTTTTAGCAATATTAGTTATTGACATTTCATCCATTAATTTCATAAATTCCTCTTTTGATGGACGAACACATTTTCGTTTGAAATTGCCAGAACATTTATTAGAACATAAATATTTTGTTTTGCGAGATGTGTTAAATTTATTTTTACAAACTGGACAATCTCTTGAATATATTGTAGGAGTATGTGTTTGATTTTTCCATAGAATATCTGATGATATTAAATCTCTTCCAGTATATTTTTCTACATCTTGTAAAAATGTTTCATCGGAATTTTCAGAATGAATAATCATATGACAATTAGCACATAACAAATCACACTTTTCAACTTCTAACCAATATTTTTCCCAATTGGTAGTATATCCATTGGAAATACCAAACTCTTTTTTAGAAGGATCTCTATGATGAAATTGAAAAGCGGCAATGTTTCCTGTCCATCCACATTGTTTACATTTACCTCCTTTAAGTTTGACTGCCTCTTGCTTTAATCTAAACCGACGAATTTTAGTAAAATATGATTGTTTTCGCATACCTATAAATATCGCTAATCACAATCAAACATCAAAAACTTTATGGTATTAACATAGCAGCCTCGGTATGCATCCCTACGCATTCAATCTACGTTGTTAAATTGGACCCCGATATTTACATTGGTCTTAGGTAGCTCGGGGCCACGCACTAAGTGTATTTTATATAAAATTGATAGACGAGGTTGGAATCGCACCAACTGCTCTCAGCTTGTTTCAAGTCTTATAA